TTTATTTTATTAGAAATAGAATCAACCATTATACCACCATCTCCATAAAGATTAGAGACATTATTGTAACCCTTACAATTCGTATCACTATAAGTAAGCGTTAAACCGGAACAATTACACAGGGACATTATTATACTATATATATATTATATAAAATTGAAATTACTTCATTTAAGAAGTACTCTAGGAGCTAGATGTCCTATAGAAGAGATAATTACGCGTGCGAAGTTTGCAACAGACCGTATAGCAATGAAAATGCATGTTTTAATCATGAGTTAGGTTGTAAATATTCTAATGGAATTAATATCGTGGCGGATCAATATATGAATCGGGTACTTATCTATTTACTAAAAGAAAATGATAAGATGAGAGAGGACTTAAGAGGTATTAAAAGCGGTATGAATAGTGAATATAAAGTATTTAAACGAATATTTATACCCGAAAGATGGTTATATGACAATAGTAATGAATTAGATAATATAGATGATTGGTTGGAACAATTAGTAATTACGAATGAGCAGTTGCATTATATGAAAAAGGAAGATAAAACCGCGGATTATCTAAAAACAATAAGTAAAATTTTACCCGAAATCGTACAAAATGATTGCCCGATTAAGTGTTTTGATACGTGTAAAAATAAGATTTATATAAAAAATAATGATGATTGGCATTTAATTGAGAAAGAGGAAATTATTCTTATACAAAATGTTTTAAAAGATAAACTATGGGAAGAATGGCAGAGAGAAAGGCGTGATAATAACATTGAAGATATTGAATTTGACTTATTAGTACAAGGAGGACGTTATAGTTCTGGAAATATTCAGGATAGGATTGTTAAAGCACTGCGTAAATGTAATGTTTTGAAATTAGATAGCCTTATCGTTCCGGTATATAAGGATTTAGGAGAGGAATAAACTAAAAGTTACACGATTCCATGAACTGTTTTAGGTCGATTATAGGTATTTCTAAATTTTTTGCTTTCGTAAATTTCTCAGTATAGGCATCTAGCGAATTCGCGACTAAAAGATTGGTATTTTTTGTAAGTGTATTTTCTAACTTTGCACCAATTTTATCAAGTTCTTTACTAAGATGAGTTCGAATACTCCCGGAAACACCTGTAGTCACTACAATTTTATTATATAGTGGATGTGATGTATCACATATATTTTTATTCGTTGGTTTTGTATAAATAAGAGAATTATTTAAGTTAGCTTCTTCCACCCAAGAGACAAACGTTGGAATATGTTCTAATAGGGTGGTTGCACTTTTTAGAGACATTCCATTGATAGAGGCTATTTTATGAATCTTATCTTGATTCGGTAAATTTGAGATGATAATATCGGGATATTTTTCTAGTATACTAATAAACTTTTTAGTACCAAAGCCTCGACCAAATATATGAGTCGCGGTCATTAAATCGGGTAATGGGACACTATTGATTTTAGAATGTATATTTTTATAAAGTTTATTTGCCATCGTGGATTTAAATCCATCTATATTTTCATAATCACAAACAGACATATGAATAATTTGTGGTATTGAATCATATCCCGCATTAATTATTTTTCTTATATTACCGGGACCGAGCCCTTCTACTCCTAGATTTTTGAAAAAGGCGGTAAATATCTTTTCTCTAATTATATTATCACTATCCTTATCAATTAACTCTATATCAACATTTCCATCGGTCCATTTATATGGCACGGTTGGCATCAAAGGAGATGACGCGGGTTGAACGATTTCAAGGATATGTGGTATTACATCGCCTGACCGGATTATTTTTATTAATGCTCCTACACCAATTTTATTTTGATTAATAAAATTTCCATTAAATCCAGTAGCATATTCAATCTTTGCCCCACCTAGATAAACGGGTTCTATTTGGATCCGTGGTTTTAAATACCCATCTTTACTGGGCGTCCATATGACATCCATAACCCTCGCTTCGGCTATTTGGTCCGTTATAACCATTTTAAATGCGAAGGCGTGGTCTGGATTACCATGACTTCTTTTGTAAATATTGTCGTCATAACAAACTAAACCATCTATTACATAATCGTAGTCTTCTCTCCAAAGGGTAAGTAAAGAAGATAATTCTTGATTGGAGATATTTTCTATATATTTAGATCTAACAACATCGATATTTAGATTGCCAAGATTTATTAGTTGATGACTGGGTTTTTGAGTAGGATAAATTAATTCATATGAAACGAAATCAATATCATTAAATTTTACAGGGTCGACCTTCTTTTGATTAATGACACCGGCGACGAAATTCCGCCCATTAGAGAAGGTATTGCTATATTTTTTATTAAATATTTCCTTTTTTATAATGAATTCCCCCCGAATAACAATATTTTTATCTGTGGGCAATTTTAGAAATGGGATTAGATGACTTATATCTTGTCCCACTTTTCCATTACCTCTAGTGTAAAGTTTAGGTATATCTTCTTGAGTTGTATATAACCCACTTACACCATCTAATTTACACGAGATAATATAAGGTCCCCGATATTTATTTATAAATTTATCTATAGCATCGGTATCAGGTTTTATTTTATCTAAGGACCACATCTCATATGGCAGTTCCGTTTTATGTTTAACTATATCTATATTTATATGTCCTTCTCGACAGATCGTATTTTTTGGAAACTTTTTTCCAGTAAATTGACAGATAATATCATATTGGTTATCATCCAGTAGAGAAACATTATTTTCATAATAAGACGCGTTTGCAGTTGTTATCATATTATTTAGCTCTATCTCGGTTAACGTCCCTAAATAAGATACACCATTATTTTTGAACATTTCATATCGTTGCTCTTTAAGTCCTCTTTCTATATATTTAACCGCTCTTTTATCAATCCTATTTTGTGGAGTAACATATTCCATATCAAGAAAATTGAATATTGCTTCTTCATTTATAAATTCTTTATTTAATTTCTCCCCTATCTTTTGTTTTTGTGACATTCGCTGGATTCCATGTTCATTTAGCGTATATCCTTTATTTAATGCTATCTGTCTTTGGATTGTGTTAAATCTTTTACTTCCGGTAAAATATAATGTTGCAAATGCATATTCATCCGTGGGACTATACATAAAATCTAACCTTCTTGCTTTTCCCCCATCCAATCTACCTATTGTTAAACATTTGATCTTTCCACGACTAAGTATTTCTATTATTATTTTATTTTCTATTAATTTGTCTAAAAACTCCTCATATATTTTACTTGATGGACCCGTTATTATTATATCTATATCACCCGACTCGCTTTTACCTCTACGATATGAACCCACTATCTCATATTTTCCCTCCTCCACTCCCATCCCTTTAAATATACTATCTATCCTTTCCTCATATATTTCTATCTCCGACCTCGGTATCTTCTCTTCTATCTCATCATAATACTTTAGTCCTAATCTCATCGCAGCGGTTAATTCTTCGGGGTGTTTTCTCAACTCATCTAAACTTAGATATCCCTTATCTACAAATTGTTGCGCCCTCTTGGGACCTATTCCATATACTTTACAGAGCTTATTTACTGGATTATTCTTTTCGGTTTCTAATATCTCTAATCTTCCCTTCTCTATGTACTCTTTTATATTATCATATATCGCATTTCCTATCGTCCTCATCCCTTTTATTTCTTTTATGTCTGTTATCTCTTTATCCAGACAAATTATCGTCTCTAATGCGTTCTTATATGCTCTCGCACGAAACACCTCCCCTTTATTTGATAATAACTCGCTCATTTGTTCCAATAAACTTATTATTCTATTATTTAAATCTTCAACCACCTTTAGTTTCCTCGTTTTTCTCATTACTTTACTATGTTTATTACTATTTATATCCGTCAATCTTTTACTTTTATTCATTTTATTCATTTAATATATTTAGTATTTTACTATTTAATTTTTTTATTTTATTAATATAAATGGTTAAAAGAGACCCTCATTCTAACCAGATTCATCTCCATAGAGAATTTATTAACGATAAGCCCACCCAAGATAAAGTTGAATATCAATTTGACACACCCGTCGAAAGCATCATTGGAGTACAATATAGACTAGACCCCGCTAATGATAGACCCAGCGACCTACTCATTCGTCAGGTTTTGGAAAATAGTAGCCCTTCTTTATCAAAAAGACTCGCCACATTATCCTCTCACAATAAACATCCCCTTTCTCATAAAAAACATAGGTCCTTATCACACCATACACTACCAACTACTAAAATATCATCCGGCGATAATTATTCTACCCCACCCATGTCTTATAGCGCACCCAAATCTTTATCTACTAAAAATATCTTTTTTCATAAACCACATAATCGTTCCTTTAAAAAATACCCGTCATCCACTAAAAATATCTCCGTTAAAAAGATAACGAAACCAATACATAAACATACACATAAAAAGAACTCGATACATTCACATTCACCAAAAAAGAACTCGAAGCATAAAAAGAAACATACACATAAAAAGAACTCGAAGCATAAACATAAACTTTCACATAAAAAGAACTCGAAGCATAAACATAAACATTCACATAAAAAGAAACATTCACATAAAAAGAAACCTTCACATAAAAAGAAACATTCACATAAAAAGAAACATTCACATAAAAATAAACCTTCACATAAAAATAAACCTTCACATAAAAAGAAAAAGTGAAATTAATAAAACATTCACATTATTATCTCTCCCAGATAAGACGTCATAATCGTTTCGTTCCATATTATTTATTTGGTCGTTAAGTATATTATTGGTAATTCGGTAGCAAACGCATAATAGTGTAGGGCCTGATATAACATTATTTACTATCTATTACAATATTTATAAAAAAATTGATACACCAAAAATATCATTATAAACAATAGATGTCTCTTGAGCTTGAAAATAAACATACTCGCGATAATAATATTTCTTTTGAGGAGAAAGAACATATTTATACTATTAAAGGAGATAGCACATTTACATCGGTTACCACATTGGTACACAGTCATTTTAGCGAATTTGATGCGGATAGTGTTATCAAAAAAATAAGGAAAAAAAAGAATTATAAAGAGTGTATATATTTTGGTAAAACCGACAAACAGATTAAAGACATGTGGGAAACCAATCGAAATGAAGCAGCAGACGCTGGGACAAAACTACATTTTGATATTGAATGCTACTACAACGGTAACCCATCTCCAAATAACTCGGTTGAATATGGCTACTTCTTACATTTTACACAAAAGTATTCCAATTTAACACCATATAGAACCGAATGGGTGATTTATGATGAAGAGTTAAAATTAGCGGGGTCAATTGATATGGTTTTTAAAAAGGATAATACATACGCAATTTATGACTGGAAACGTTCTAAAGAAATTAAAAAAAGTAATTGGAATAGATACGCACATACCGAATGTATAAATCATTTACCGGACGCAAATTTTTGGCATTATTCTCTACAATTAAATATTTATAAAGGTATATTGGAGAAAAATTATAATATCAAAATAGGAGAAATGTATATTGTCTGTCTTCATCCGGTCAACGATACATACCAAATTTTCAAAATTCCAGAATTAAAAGAAGAAGTCAAAGAACTATTTCTCTTTAGAAAAGAACAAATATTGAGTTAATTTATTTAATTAACTAGTTAAATAAATTAAAAGATATATTTTTAAATAAATTAAAAGATATATTTTTAAATAAATTAAAAGATACGTGGTTATATATATACATAAAAATGGACCCGTTTTTCGTAGTTGAGATGCTTGCCAAAAATGATATAAATGATATAAATAATTTTAATTATACACAAGATGATTCACCCGAATATAAGTTTTTTACGATTCTATTTATCTTAGCAGGATGTATTTATTTTTCTACAACAACCGTCTCATTATGGTATGGCATTGCTGATGATGACGACATTGACTCATATTATAATGACATTGAAAACTACAAATTGGCGTTTTTTGACGAATATAATAATTTACAAGAGATAGACCATACTGCCGATTTTTTAAAAGAACTAGGCGATAACTATATAAAAGAAGAAACTCCCATGGGAGATATTTATATGACATATAATGTAGAATATCATTCATTTTGGTATTTTGCGGATAGAAGAAGTATTCCCTACGGGGTATTAGATACCGTTGCACGTAAATTTGCTATTGAAAATAATTGTAAATCGATATGCATAAACTATAAAAATGAATATGATAAGGCACTGCTAAAGCATACGGAAGATAATAAAGAAGAGGCGAATGAACGACTAAAGCCGACAGAAGTTAAGAAAGATGATGATGGGGATGGCCATAAAGAGGATAAAGTAAATCCAAAAAAAAACGTATTTGCAACATTGAAAAGTTATAACAAAAATAAGAAAGAACAAACAAAAAAGTATGTTTTAGTCGAACAAGCAAATAGATTTACTTTTAAAGGATTCACGGTGGAGTGGATTGACCCTAAAACAAAAATAAGCGATCATAGAGATAATAAAATTAAAGAACTAAATTTTGATACCTTCAAAAGGGAAGTCTTAATAAATTATTCATAAATGTCTATCCCTCTTTATTCTATTCCTCTTTGTTCTATTCCTTTTTGTTCTATTCCTTTTTGTTCTATTCCTTTTTGTTCTATTCCTTTTTGTTCTATTCCCCATTGTTCTATTCCCTTTGACGTGTTTACTTCCGGCGACTTGTACTTGTGCTGCGACATTATTCATTCTATCGAATCCCTGTTCTACTTTATTGGCGGCTAATTCTGCGGATTTTTGCACAGCCATAATTTCGACACAAAAAGCGGATATTTCTAATATACCTAATATTTCATCACAAGCGGCACTTTCTAATTTGGTAAAATCAATTCCTAGCGGAGCTAAAAGTTCGTCGGTTAATTTCCCTAATGACTCGGTATCGTGTATAAATTCTGTGCCAGCTTCAAGTGCTAATTTCCGGGCTTCTTTTATTCCCTCCATGGTTTTTTTAATTCCTTTTCTAGCGGCGCCAACCTCTACCCGAAATTCGGGACTACTTAAATGTTTTTTTAATTGGACAAAATTATCATTTAATAAATATTTTAATATATCCTCTACAAACTTACCCGTTTCTCGAGCATCATCCGCGCCTTTTTTACCTATCCATGGTGAAGCAGCTGCAGCGGCGCCCAATCTTATTGCGGCAAGCAAAGTAGTCGGGGGTAAACTGACCCCAGAATTTAGGTTTTTAGTTTTTCGATGTGTTTCTTGCACTTTTTGAATAAGATTTCTTGATTTGGATATTTTATCGGGTGTTTCACTTTTATTACCTTTATCGGGTTCTTTATTACCGATGGATATTTTGATATTACTACCGGTTGTCATTTTGATATTATATTATAGTCATATTATAATTTCTGTTTAGAAAGCCAGGTAATATAACCAATGCTCTTTCTAATATTAAAAGATGAGCCTAAATGTTCTTGGGCGATTTTAAAAACAATTTGTTCTTGTTCGCCTAGTTGCTTTAAATATTTGTTAATACTATCTTCCATTGATATTATTAATATAATATATTATTTAATCAATTTTACGTTAATATTTATTTTTTATTAATTACACAAAGTAATTGGGCGTTATGGGGTAAATTTGTTACCTTACTAATTATATCTGTTATCTCTGTATTAATGATAAAGTTATTTTGTAAGAGATAGGAAAAGAGCAATGTTTCTTGTCCTATTTCTAACAATAGATTAATGTTATCCGGGTTACAAATCGCATATAAACAATGCGAACGAGGATTAGAGAATGTTGATAAACGTGGCGGAGAGAGTTGTTTAATTATAGAGTTAAAAGATATATCATTGGATGGATTTCGGTCAATAATATAGATGTGTTTATATATTTGCTGTGTATGGTCGAAAAAGGGGATAGAAGATATAGAATAAAAAGAAGACA